TCAACGTGGAGCTTCCGGTTAGCAACACGGCGACCGCGGAGCAGATTGAGTGCGAGATCAGCGACTGTCTGTGCTTGGCTCTCGACGACGTGTCCGCTACCGACAACGTCCCCGCCCTTGCCGCGAGTAAGTGGTGCATCCCGCTCGCAGAGGAGGTCTAGGTCATGCCGATTTTTATCGAAGACCGCAAACTGAATCTGCCCGAAGAGATCCCGGTCGCACGCGAGGCGTTCGGAGTTCCGGCGGACGAGTGCTTCGGCTGCTTCATCGGTGATTGTGATCCCGAACTGCACGACCGCCCGTCCTCCTGTGAATACGTAGGCGGCTACGTCTACACCTTGGAGATGTCGTCGTGAGCGCCGAGAAGAAGCAGGCTCTCCGCTGGGTGAAGAGGTCGTCCGACAAGGCGAAGGTTGCCGCTGCCAACCGGGACGACATGATCCGTGACGCGCTAGAGTTCTGCTCGCTGCGTGAGGTTGGAGAGGCAGCGGGACTGTCGCCAGCGAGGATCCACCAGATCCGTCATGGCCGCTGAGTATCGCCCCATCCGCACCGCCGAGGATGTCACCGCGGCGCACATCGAAACTGCTGCCGATTGTCGTGAGGGACTCTACGGCGGCGAAAAGCTCTCTTGGCTGGAGGTAATCGACCGAGTCGAGGCGAGTGACGAGGACTGGGGCAGCGACATGACCAGTCCGGCCATCAAGCACTTGCAACGCGAGGTTAGGAGGGTTCTGAGCGAACGCCAATGCTGACCTTCTCACGACGTAGCGCCATCAAGGGCGGCGAGCGCGGCACGATTGCGCTCCCGCCCTTTCTCTACCTTCGCGAGCGCCTCGCCCATCTCGCGCTCATGGCGGACGCGGCGAGCCTCAGCTGTGTCGACGGCCATCTGCGCCTCCTCGCCGACGGTCCGCAGTTCCCTCCTCTTGATCCTGCTGCCCCTGGTGCGCGGTCGACGGATCAGCGCCTCGGGATGCTTCTCGCGTCGGTGCTCGAGCGCAGCCTCGCGCCCTTCGAGCGCTGTCCCTTTGAACTTCCAGCGGCAGAAGAAGCAGGAACTCGTCGTGATCTGTCCGTCCAGCCACGCCTGGTGGGCGAGGCGCATCGCCTCGGAGGTTTGCTGCGGGACCGGATGCTTTGTCACCAGATCCTCGCCGGCCCCGTCAGCGGTAACCCAAGCAGGGTGGTGATGTGCGAGGCCATTGTTGCTCCAACCAGCCGACCGAGTAGCCGTTGGCCCGGTACTGCGTCTCCGCGTCCGCGTACACCTCTGAGATCGGGACGGTGTTCCAGTCCGAGATCGGATACCCGGCCCAGCCTCTGGTCATTTGGAGCGGCCCGGAGTAGGTGCCTGAGGGGTCCCACCCGTTACCTTCGCCGCCGTGTATGCAGTTCCACAGGGCTGTGTGGATGGATGATGTGAGATGGGTCGATGCGTTTGCCGTTTGTGTCGACGTAGGCGCTCCCGTAGATCCATAGGTCGTTTCTGAGGTCGCCAAAGTCTCCTGAACGTATACGGATTGCGCGCGCTGCTTCTTCCGTTTGACTACTGCAAGCCGCTTCGAGGCCGACACGTACAACAAACGGCGTCGATCCCTGCGTATCGCGTGCCGGCGGATCTTCATGTCCGCCCGGATCGTGTAGTGATGCCTGACCGCCGGCAGGCGTGGGTGTTTCTTGTGTGCGGTGAGTGCGATCGTGCTGGTGGCTGCTAGGACAGTTACGGCTGTTAGCGTCCATCTGACGATCTCTCCGTCTCCTTGTGAGGGGTCGGGTCCTCGGGGTCACGGCCCCGGCGTGCGTCGATCCGTCTCCAGTGTTCACGATCGATCATGTCGTTGAGGACGCGGCGGTGATGCCGGCGTAATCTCCATGCTCGTAGGCCGCTCATGTGTCCTCGCTCGGCGTACCAGCAGCAAGCGCAGCTATCCCCATCGTGTGAGCGGCGCGACGCAGGGCCGAGTACGTCTCCTCGTCGTCTCTTACCGATGCCTCTGCGAAGCGCGTAGCGGTATCGGCAGCGAGCGCCAATTGTCTCGGCGTCGGCATCCTCGGGCGCTCGCGTTCGGTACGTTCCGGGTTCATCCGGTGTCCTCGCTCGGCGTACCGCGCATAAGGGCCGTGAGCCAGACAAGCAGTGGATCAACACGGCGTCGAGGCATGGAAATCACGACGCGGTCCGCCTTCATGAGCCGTACGATCTCTCGCTGCCACGGAAGCAAGAGTGCGCTCATGTGTCCTCGCTCATGCGCCCTTCCTCCCCTGCGGGTCATGGCGTTCGCAGCCGGGAGTGATCGCGCCCTTGCGGCAGGTACAGGTCACGTTAGAACCTCGATGAGCTTGACGACCCCGACGAAGACCATGCAGATGAAGGCAACGATGAAGAGCCAGACGCTGAGGGCGACGAGATCCCAACGCGGCATCATGACTGCCCAAGTTCGTGCCTGACCATGGGCGAGACGCTGAAGCAGACCAGGCCGGCGATGATCAGCCTCCAGTCATGCGACCAGAGTCCGAACAGGCAGCAGAGCGCCGCTTCTATGCGGAGGATCAGGAGGAGAGCGCTCATATCAGGTCGACCTTCGCCTGGATCGTCTCCAGCGCGGCTCTCAGGTGTCCGCAGGACTCGCTGATCCGTTTCCGCATCGCGTTCATCTCCGGCCCCAAGTCAGGAGCAACTTTGAGCACGCTGTCGACCATGTCGGACTGCTGCTCGAGCGCGTGCAGCACGGCCCCAACACGCTCCTGCGCCCTGGTGAGTCGTATCCCCTCAGCCAGGATCTCATCGGTCATCGTGCTCATGTCGTATCCTCCTTCTCGGCCACGGCCTCGCGCATGCGTTCCACCTGCCGCTTCAACCATTCGCTGAAACCAGGGTTGGGCCTGCGACGGTCGAGGGCCTCTTCGGTCGTTTGGATCTTGTCAAGACGTTCGGCTAGAGCGAGGAGCTCCTCCTCGAGTTCCGCCGTCTCCACCGACTTCTGGCGCTTCTCCGACGAGGTCAGCTTGGTGCCCCCGAGCGCCCATTCGGACATCGCCAGTCCGACGGTCGCGTCGAGCGTGCGGTCGAGCGGGACGAGCGGAGCGAGCGGTGCCGGCAGCTTGATCGGCTTCGGCAGTCCTGGCTTGTCGGCCATGAGTAGGAAGCTCGCGGTCAACTCGTACGGGAGGTTCTTCTCTGCGATCGGGATCCACCCGTCCAGTCCGGTCAGGCTCGCCTTCGGGATCACCTTCATCCGCCCCTGCGCGTCCGTCTCGATGTCGACCTTCGCCTCGGCGCGGAAGCAGAGGATGACGTGCGCCGATGTCTGGAGCAGACGCGTCACCATCCGCTTGTGCGCTTTCTTCGGTTCGATCCAAGCGGTGATGTTCTTCTTCTGGTCGGTGCCCATGATCTCGTCGTGCCAGTCGAGACACCCGCCGTCCCCGTACCATTCATGGCTGGCGCTGTCGACGACGATCACGGGATAGCCTGCCCCGTCGGCTGCGAGGATCGCGTCCGTGTAGGTGGAGGGCCGGAACGGTGCCCGGATGTCCGCCACGTCGAAGTCGAACTGGTCGGCGTATGTGGAGGCTCGGCCGTTCTCGGAGTCGATGACGACGAACCGTGCGCCCTTGGCGATGCCTTTGGCTAGCTCGAGCGCGCTGTACGTTTTGCCGGATCCGGTGCCGCCGGCGAGGCCGAGCAGGAGCGGGAGACGCTCACGAACTGCTGGCCGGAAGGTGATGCTCATGAGTGCCTCCGCTTGGCGATCTGCTCTGACACGAACCAGACGGCCATCACAGCGCCGAAGAGCAGGAGGCAGAATCGCACGCTGCCCCACGTTGCCTGAACTGCCAGCACCCAGACCGCGACCACTCCCGGTATGAAGACGCCGTTCATGTCAGTCCTCTCATGGTCTTCTGGACGCGCTCGAGTATCTCGGCGTCACGGCGTTGCATCGACCGCAGGACATCGAGCTTCTTCGCGGAAGCCTTTTCGTCTTCGCCAGCTTTGATCAGGTCTTTCCGCTTGGCGATGAAGTCGAGTAGGTGCCCCTCTTCAAAGCGGCGCTCGAGCAGCTTGCGGTGCTTGCCGTAGCTCATGTCTTCTCCTCGGTCACGCGTATGGGTGGCCCCCAGGTGCCGTAGGTGTCGTCGCGCAAGGCGACAAACATGCTCCCGTCCGGCCAGATCGTGACAAGGATCTTGCGGTTCTCGCTGACCCAGATCCGCGTGGTCGGCAACTCAAACCACGTCCTCGGAGGAGCGCTCCAGCCAGCGCGTCTCCTCCCAAGTCGGGACTTCGATCGACGCAAGCTCCGTGGGGTATCCGGGCCAGAAGTCGCGCTCGAGGCAGGTGGCCCAGAGAGCAAGAGCCTTCTCAACCTTGTCCTCTGCCAGCGCAAGAGCGGACGGAGCAAGACCCACAACGGAGAACTCGTATGGCGGGTACGTCTCTTGGACGACATACCTGAAAGAGGGTCTGACGCCCGTGATCCTTTCCACTCCTCGCATGTAGAACGCGACCTGAACGTCGGCCCCGATGCCGTACATGGTCCTCTCCCACTTGCGGGGGTCGGCGCTCGCGCTCGTCGTCTTGTAGTCGTCGATGGCGCTGTAGTCGTCGTGCAGCCAGTCGAGTCGTGCGCGGCAGATGACGTCGTGGTCGTCCTTCCAGACGAGCGTCACCTCGGCCTTGCCGTCACAGAAGAGGGGCGGCTCGATGTTGAGTTCTGCGATCTGCGCGATCGTGTGATCAACCATCGTCCTGACGCTTTCGGCCTGCTCGACGAGGAGCGGGATCTTGCCGAGCGCTCGCTGCTCTTCGCGGTACTCCTTGGCCTCCTTGGTGCGCCAGTCGCTGCCGATGAAGGTCGCGATCGAGTCGTCACCCTCAAGGAAGAGCTTGTGCGCGGCGGTGCCCAGATCGAACCTGCTCTCGTCTTTGCGTTCCAGATCGGGATTGAGCTTCGGGTGTGCTGCGCGCGCGTGTGCCGGCGAGCGCCCGATCAGGATGTTGGCGATGCTGGCGCTCAGGGTGGGCGTGTCTCCGCAGTCGTCGGCGTGGTACTCCTCTGCCCCGTTGAGGCTGATGCCGGGGGCAATCATCAGACCCTCTCGTCCTGAATCTCCGCAACGAGTTCCACAGCCTGCGGGTGGGACATCTGGATCTCATATTCGACGAGCAGCGGATCGCGGCTCTTCGTCACGGGACTCTTGCTGCCCGGACAGCGCGCGGCCAGCGCGGCGTCCGTCGTGTAGGCCCAGGCGATCGTGTGCGAGACGTTGATGAAACTGAAACGGCATTCGCGGATCGCCGCCAGCTGATCGGGGATGAGAGGCTCAACTGCGACTTCGCTCACTTGAAGATGTCCTTCCATACCACGGGTGGGTAGAGGGGGATGACCACGTTCTTGAAGTCGGGCAGGCTCGAGTTGTCGTGCTTGCCGCACTCGACGAGCGCCTCCTCCGGCGAGCCGAACGGCCCGTAGGCTCCGACGATCCCGTCCGTCTCTTCGCTCACCTCGAGCGAGGTGTCGTAGCACATGACGAGCCACGCCATGGCCTCGCGGCGCTGGAAGTTGAAGTGCGCGATCTCCAGGTCGATGAGCAGCTTCTGTGCGATGCGCTCATCCATGCGTAGGGCACTTTCGGCCAATGGGTATGACGCGCGTCTCGTTGAACCCCCGTCCGTAGTAAAGGCAGTTGCAGGACTTGCCCTCAAAGACTGCGAGAGGAATTCCGCGCTCGGCCAGATTCACGTCGGCGTTGGCCTGCTGCCAGAAGATGTCCATGGCGTGTTCGATCGCCTCCACGTTTTCTTCAGGCATTGCCTTCCCTGCATTTCGCTAGATAGGCAATAACTTCGGATCGTTTCCGGTAGCCGCCATCCCAATACTCCCAGCGATCAGTCCACATGCCCTCGTCCAGAGCGGCTGCGATCTGATCGATAGTTGGCATCCCGCCGTCCCAGCGCCAGAGTCCCCACAACTTCGTCCCGTCGTCTTCGTGGTACTGCGCGATCCGCCATAGGATCTGGGCGTCGTTGGAGGGAAGCAGGTAGTCGCCCTTCTCCAACCGGATCATCCGATATTGGCGGCGGACGGTTGCCTTAGGCATCGCCGTACTCCTTGAGCAGCCACGGCGCGTGTCTCTTCGCCCATGCGCGGTGCGCGTGAGCGAGTGCAGCCATGACCGGACTGAGTACCGTGGTTGAAGTGGCCCCCGTTCCCGCGCGCTTCCCAACGAGGGTTGCAGGGACCACAGGTGGAATCTCTCGGTGGTGCATCAAAGTCTCCTCTTTAGAGAACTAGACGACGAGGAAACTAGCACCGCGCCCGGACGGAGTCAAGTCGAGGGCCAGACTCTGACGGATCCGACCCTCGACGGGAGAAGCCTACTGTGCCGCCGGAGGCTCGGTCGTGCCGTCCGTGGGAGGCTCGGTCGGGAACAGCATGCTCGGTGTTCCCTCGACCGCCGGCGGGGATGCGACCTTCGCCAGACCGCGCGAGAACGCGTAGGCGGCACCCAGGATGCCCTGCACCAGCACGGTGTACTTCGGGTTCATGTAGTTCCAGACCCCGACCGTGTTGAGGAGCAGCAGGACTTGCAGGATGCCGTGGAGCCAGAACTCACTGGTCTTGTATCCAGCCTTGGGCTGCATGTCTTCTCCTTCTAGGGGATGAGTTGGCAGACGCGCTTCGGCAAGCGCCTGTCGTACGACTGATGCTCAGAGAGCGGACCCGGCTCGCTGCCGTGCGAGACGACGATCGGATCTGCCCCCGACTGGACGCAGATGGTGACGTGCCAGCCGGTGCCGGGACCAATCACGATCGGGTCACCCGGCTTGGCGAGCGCGAGGTTGGTCAGCACCTTGCCGTGCTTGTAGGCGTTGGCGAGGATCGTCCCCGTGTAGCCGAGGTAGGAGTAGTTGAGGCCCGATGGATCCGGAAGTCCGCTGGCCCAGTGGCAGTAGGTAACCCAGCCACTGCAATCCGTCGACATCGGCAGTGTCGCCTTGGGGCGGTGCAGGAAATCGCCGCGCGCCGTTCCCTCCGTGTAGTGGATCGCCGGGGCATTCGCCACTCCCCACTTGGCCCACTTGACGAGGGCGGTGCGATGAGAGTTCGCGACGGCGACGGGATCGGTCTGAGCTCCAACCGCCGCGAGGTAGCGCCTCCAGGCCGCGCTCCCCTTCCTCGTTGCTCGAGCCAGCAGCCACAGCCGCCATGTCCAGAACCACGCCGGTACGCGCTTCGGCGCGTTGCGCGGACGCGGCCCTCGCTTACCACTGGAGAGCCACGCGTTGAGACGCCACGCCCATAGCGGGATCTTGCGCGGCGCGCTCGTCGGCCTACTCAGTATCACTTCACGCCTCCCAGGCAGATAGGTATTGGGAAGATCATCCCCCGCTGGTCGGATGCCGTCACAGCTTCCTCCGCTCTCCGAGCAGACCCAGGATCCTTGTCTGGTTCTCCATGCCAGTCCTCATCTTTTGCATCGCCTCGTCGTGCTGCCTCGCGAGCAGATCCAGAAGCGAGGAGAGGTCTGTCTTGGAATGCTCGACGGCGAGCAGAGCCTTGACCGCCGCGAGTTCGTTCTTCAGTTCGTGACGTAGAAGCCTTTGCTGCTCTGCGGCTTCGGCAAGCTGGACGTGGTACTGGTCCTGTAGCTCGAGCATCTGGTTCTCCCTGTCATGGGCGTGCTCCTCGAGGACTTTGATCTGCTCCTGCCGCTCCTCCGCGAGGTTGCGCCAGAAGGTACGCATGTTGTTGCGGAAACTGAAGACGCCGCCGGCGATGACGACCAGAGAAGCGACGATGATCGAGCCGATGGTGATCGTGTCCGAGGCGCGGATGGTGTTGAGCAGGCCATAGGCCACGCCAGAAATTGCGAGCATCCCGGAGCATCCTTTCGGAAGAAGCAGACCCCACCAGCCTGTCATCAGGAAGCCTGCCAGACGTGTAGGCCGACGACTGGCTGGTCGATGCCTCCACCAGATCCACCCTCGACGACTCCTGGCGGCACGGTGATCGACGGCGTGCCACCGGCACCCGACGGGAAGCTGACACCTGGGGCGAACCCAGCGCCACCTATGGAGACGCTGCCGGACACCGTCCCCCCGACGGTCGGCCCGAAGACGATGTACGGCGCTGCGAACAGAACGACGTACCAGCTGGCACCGAAGAAGTAGGTGCCGTCATCCCAGACCGCGTCCGGCCCATCGATGTCTTGCGGCCCTGGGAGCTCGACGGAGGGAACGCTGGCGAAGGTGATCCCGTTGCGGTTGATCAGCAGTTGGCAGAAGGTGGCGTCTGTGCCGAAGCCCGAGTAGACGTACGAGTAGTCGTGCCAGTCCCATGACTGCCAGAAAGGTACGCGGCGGTTCCCCTGACGCACCGCAAGGCAGCACATCGGCCAGCCCTTCTCCGAGTAGTGAGGTGACCCGTAGGTGAAGTAGCGGTCTGCGCCGGGGAGTGTGACGGTCGTCCACGGCACTGGGTTCGGTGTGGCGATCGGAACGCCAGCCAGTTCGCTCGCGGCCGGTGCGATCCCTGTGACGAGCGGGACGGGGTCCGTCCATTGCCCGTTGACGCTGCCCGTGAACGGGCCGGGGCCACCGCCGGAGGGGATCGTGTCCACGACGTAGCCGGTGGGATCGGTGAGCGTCACATCGACGTCGCTCGAGTTGACGCGCTTCAGGCCGAACCACGACTGGAGGGCGACACTGCGCGTGCCGATGTCGAGAACGGTTGCCTCCGGGTTCGTGTAGCGCACCAGCGCGACATCTCCGGTGATCACATTCGATGTGAGCAGGAGCGGGTTGGAGAGAGCAGCGGGACAGTCGTCGCTGACCCCTGTGGCAGTTGAGATCGCGTTCGGCTGGGAGGAGTCGCAGCGGTTGGTCCCGCTCGAGCCAGCACCGGAGTCGAAGACTCCGAGCACCTCGGTGACGTGCATCGGGTAGCGACTGCCGGACAGGTACGCCTGTGTCGAGTCGAAGCAGATCAGCCAGCCGTGGTAGACGACGCTGCCCGTGCTGTTGATGTTGGCGGTGAACGAGTGAGCGATGTCGCTACCCGCACGAACCGCGAGGTCATAGCTGTCGCTCCAGGTGACGGTCGCGCCGGCGGTGTGTGACGCGACGGTCGTGTTGCTCAGGCCACGCGAACGGATCTGGTAGCTGCCGAGCGCAATCTGCTTGATGTAGAGAACCTCGCTGTCGATGGTGACGACGAAGTAGGCGGTGGTCGGGAGTCCGCTGTCTCCGGTTAGCTCGAGCGTCCCCAGTCCGACCCCGATACTGACGGCGAGGGTTGGTGTCTCGCTCGTCCCGTTTGGCGCGAGCTCCACCACGAACGTCTCGCCGCCGTTTCCTGGCCCCCCGAATGTCCGGTTCGGGTCGAACTGGCTGAAGACATCCCAGACGTGCGTCTTCGACGCGATGAATCCGACGCTGATGCCGAGACTCGGCGCGTAGACGACCGTGTGCGACGAGATGAACGAGGCGAATATCTGCCCCGGCGAGAGAGTTGGCGCGTAGACGACGGTGACGCTGGAGATGAACCCCGGCTGCTGAAAGATCGTCGGGGCGTAGACCGTGGTGACGCTGCCGATGAACGGCGGCGAAATGACGGTCTGGGTTGCGCCCTCGGCCCCCGCGAAGACCGGCCAGCCGAAGACCGCCGCCCCGAAGACGGCGTTCGTCGAGCGGGGCATCAGTTAGGAGAGGTAGATCCCGTAGAGACTGTGCTTGCGGCTGTCCGTGCCCTGCGTGGCGCTCTGGCCGTCGACCAGGGCAAACGGGGTCGTCGTATAGCGCCTGTCCGTGCCGGAGCCGTCATAGAAGATCAGCGGCAGGGTGCCTGTCACTACTGAGTCAGCGGAGAGTTGGAAGCCGATCCAGTAGGGAGTGGAGGCGGTCAACTCGCACAAGAGCGGAAGCGTGACCCACCGCGCAACCTCTGTGCCCTGATGAAGGTCAATGCCTCCTGCGCCAGCCGAACTGTTGGTGATCCCCGGTCGCGATCCAGCTGAGGCGTAAGCGAGTAACTTTCCGATGGCGCTGGAGTTGTCGTCCCAGACACCAGCGTTCAGGTAGAGCACCATGTCGGCCTGGAACTTGAGGTAGACGGAGATACCGATCAGCGTCCCGGTCGCGCCCGGTGTGATCGTCTTCGCGATCACCTGTCTGCTGGTCGCTGTCACCGATGTGCCGCCGATGGTGGCGTAGCCAATCTGCGTCTTTGCGAGTCCACCGCCGCCGCCGCCCGACGCGTCGATCTTGATGTTCCCCGCCGACGGACTGTTGTCGGTGATCGTGATGTTGGTGCCGGCGACGAGAGACACGGCTCCCGTGATCGAGTCGATGGAGGAGACACCAGCGGCGGCGATCCCGGCGTCGACGTACGCCTTGGTGGCCGCATCCTGTGCTGCGCCAGGGTCGACCACGTTCTTGATCTTGTGCGTTGCGGCGTCCAGGTCGATCGTCGAGAAGCCGAGCCCTGGCGTCTGCGCGGAGTCAGCGATCAGGATCTTGCCATTCGCTCCGACCGCCAGCTTGGCGTCCACGGTGGTGAACGTCCATAGGTCGCCTTTCGCGGAGAGCGGGGAGGCGATGTTCGTCTCGAAGTTCTTGATGTTCGTGTTGCCGCCGCCGTCGAAGAACCCGGCCCCGGACCTGAAGATGTTGGGTCCGTGGAGGGCGTTGTCGAGCTTCGTGAAGTTGATGCTCTTCTGGGATGATCCACCGGCCCTGATCGTGTTGCCGGCGACAACGACTTCGCTGACCTTGTTCGTAACCGCTGGCGCGACAGCGACCACCGCCGTGGCGCTGCTCGTTCCGCTCATCAGGAACTCGCAGCCGACGATGAGCAGGTTCGTGAAGATACCTGTGTTACTCGGTCCAGCATGCTCGAGCAGGAAACCCCAGGTGGTGTTCTCGAGGCTGCATCCGATGATCTGCATGTCTCCGGTTGTCGCACCGTCTTGAAGCTCCATGTCGATGCAAGTGGTGCAGGTGACTGCGCCGCGCGTGTTGCACTTCGCACCGACGATCTTGGTGCCCCCGCCTGAAAGCCATTGGATGCAGGCAGTCGAGCCGCTGTTCACCGGACCGGCCACGAACTCGCCGGACACCCACGCGTCACCGCTGTCGACGTTGTCGACGTTCTGGATGCGGAGTCCGCAGAAGACGAAGTCGTAGACGAAAACGGACATCTCCATGAACCATTCGCCGCCAGCCTGATGGTCGATGCAGTAGTAGAAGCCGCGCACCGAGAGATTCGGGCCGTAGTGGGTGCTGTTGCCGCCACCAGTGACCGTCCTGACTCCTGCACCCGCGGTCGGTGCTGTGACGTGGGTGTTCTGGATGGCGACATCCTGTATCTGGACTCCGTGAACGCTGATCGTGACCCCCACGGCTGTCGCATGATCGACGGTCAGGAGGGTGCCGAAGTTCGCCCAGAGCGCATCCGCGCCACCGCGTCCGCGCAGGGTGAGCCGTTTCGCAATCGCGATCGTCGAGGTGGTCGTCCCGTCGATGATCGCGTACGTCCCCATCTGTAGCTGGACGACACCGCCGGTCGGACAGGCTGTGATCGCGGCAGCGATGGCAGCGTTGTCGGTCGCGGCCACACCGGTCGGGGCAGCGACAAGAACGACGCTTGGATCCTCCAGGTCGGTGATGACCTTCTTGGTGATCGTGAGCGCGATCTGGTCACCGACGACGACGGTGCGAGCCGAGCTCCCCTCCTGGGCGCGAGTGATGGTGAGCACATCTCCTGAACGTGCGGTGCAGCGAACGATCTCGGCGTTCGTCGTCGAGGGGGCCGTGGCTGTCGGCCAAATGGTGAGGTTGAAAGCCCCGTCCGTGCTGGGCGCGGGGAAGAGAGCGCCGTCCCCTGTTGCGAGTGTCAGCGACGTGCCGCTGGTCGCCGGCGAAGGAGCGGTCGCGACTGTCGAGTAGGCGAAGTTCTTGTGGGCGTCGTAAGTCATGCGATCGAGAAGAGTCCCGAGGCGTTCCAGATCACGGTGATGTCAGCGCCGGTCGGGGTGTAGGAGGCGATGTCGAAGACGCAGACGAGTCGCGAAGTAGCATCGCTTCCGCTGTCCGCATACAGGATGATGTGTGTGAACGCCGAACCGGACACGGCGGTGATCGTGATGTCGGCTGCGTCGAAGACACCGTTCGCTGTCGTCTTGCTGGCGAGGTTCCCTGACCGTGCGACGATCGAACCACCCGTCAAGTCGGAGACGAACTCCCAGGTCGTAGTGATCGCGGCTGAGTAGAAGAGGATCTTGATGTTGTTGGCGGTCATGTCGACGGCTGTGCTGCCGCCGAGGATGTGGCCTGCTCCCTTGGGGAACAACTGGCTAGTCATCAGCCAGCCTGCTTCGCGGTTATGCCGTCAGCGGCAACGTCATAGGTGTCGTCCCCGACGTGGACGATCAGCCCGTCGCCCTCACGCGTGAACGACACCGGCTTGCCGCCGCTCTCCGCGATCAGAGTGTTGACCGCCGCGTCCTCTTCCGGCGTGAGCGGGATTCTTCCCTCCTGCAACTCCATCTCTTCCTCCTCTAGGCCGTGTCCCAGATGAACTCGCCCGTCGACAAGAGTCGGCACGGGACGAAGATCCCCGAGTCATCATGCGTGTGGTAGGGCACGTCGTAGTCGTGCGTGTACTCGGGCAGCAGCGTGAACACGATGTCGAGCGGTGCCAGTCCCGTCACGTCCCCCTGGATCTCGACTTGGTGCTGCGTGTATAGGACGATCGCACCCTCGTCGATGATATTGGGCGGACCAACCGACAGTCGGTAGCGCAACGGCACCGGGTTCGGGATGTCCATCGTCGGGGCCATGTTCGACCCGTTCTGGAAGATCGACGCGTAGTAGTTCCAGTACGACCACCAGCCGGATGTCACCCCCGGCTGGATCCCATGGTTCGCCACGGCGTTGACCGAACCTGAAGCTGCCTGATACTGGAAGACGTGGGCGGCATCATCGACGATGTCCCCGGCTGCGTAGGTCGTCCCAGAAGCCCATGCAGTCCCAGCGGTAAGGACGTTCCGCCACGCATCCGTCCGCGACGGGTCGGAGCCGCGAGGGGCGTGACGCTCGCCGTGCTGGCCGTAGATGCGCTGTCCACGGACTCCGGCAATGCCGCTCATACCCCACCCGGCCAGGCGGGGAAGACGCTGTGTGTGTCCTGCGACCAGACTGCCGGCGACACGGCCACGTCTAGCTCGACATAGTCGTAACCGGGTAGCGAGCTCGACAGGGTCGATGCGTTCATCGGGCGTACGCGCATCTGCCTACCCTCGATGAAGTAATCGTCGGGTGTCGAACCGGTGAAGCCGGTGCCGTGCGGGTAGCCCACCTTGACGTTCAGCATGTCGCTCACATCGGCCTGCGTCAGGAACGCCCACACGTCTGCCGCTCGGGAGTCGCTCGGGTCGAGCGTCTTGACCTGGAGGGCGGTGATCGCCTCGCGCGGATCCTTCTGGTTCTTGACCAGGAGCTCGGCGTACTTGAGGCACTCCGTGTAGCGGTCCCAGGTCGGGTGCCCGTTCAGGTTGTCGGTGATCGGCTTACCGGTGAGCAGGTTCTCGATCGGCGGGGCGGCGTACTGGCCGAAGTCGGTGATGCTCGTCGTGTCCGCGTACACCTGACTGGGGATCTGCGTGTCCTGCGTCCCCTGCGGATAGCAGATCCCGAGGTTGACGATATTCTGGAGGGCGCGGTCGAACTCGAGGACGCGCATCTGGGTGCGCCCGTCGTCGCGCACGGCCTTGCCGTCACCGAGTTGCCATTCGTGGTAGTCCCAGCGATCCGTGCCGGCGGCTGCGGCCACAGCAGCGGATGCGATGCGGCCATAGCGCCCGTGGAACACCACGCGGCCCAGGCGATCAACATACAGCGCCGAAATAAATGGGGCGTCAGCTTCGGCGGAATCTCGCAGGGCAGTGAGCGCAGCCTCGTCCGCGTTGTACTTGACCGCTTGGAGCGCGACGTTGCCGCTGAAGACGACGTACAGCGTGTTCGTGCCGCCGTCGTCGATTCCTGCGTCAGCGAGGATCTGGATGATGCGGACGAACACCTCGTCCGTGGTGGGCGCGTACCAGACTCCGTCTGCGCCTCCGACGGGAGGTCGGTCACCGGCCAGTCCGGGCGTCAGGCCGAAGCCTGCGAGGTACCCGAACCTGTCCGAGCATGCCAGCTGGATGTTGCAGTTGATCGGCTGGCCCAGATTGTTGACGGCGGTGTTGTCGAGGACGTAGTGGGCGGCTTCGATGTTGCCGCGGAACTGCGTCTCCCACGTCTCGAGCACGGGGTCGAACAACTGGAGCATGATCTGCTTGTTGTCGAGCTCCTGGTAGTAGGGCGACGATGCGTTGCGCGGGTCGAAGAGGCCGTACTTGTTGTCGTTGCAGTAGACGGTCGCCGTCCCCGTATCGGTCGATGCGAGCAAGGTCTGCTTCCCATTGGACAGGTCGAACCCGGACACGAACTGGTCGGGGAAGTCACCGCCGGGAGCGTCCACCCTCACCCATGTCGGGTTCGGCTCCAGCGGCGTGTCCTCAGGCGCTATGAGTACGCGACCGTCAGGCACGGGCTACGCCGGCGTTCGGGCCGCGGCTCGACGACGGGTTCCCACGCCGGTAGCGCTGCTGGTGGACGGTCGTTCTGGCGGCGATCGGCTTGCTGTCGAGGAAGACGCGGATGTCGAACGAAGCCTGGATCTGACTCGTCCCGCCGCCGGTTCCGGTCGCATAGCGTCCGTGATGCGGTCGGCGGTGCCTGTGGAGTTGTATCGGCCGTCCGGTCACCGGGTCGATGATGTAGCCGCCTGCCCCGACGCCACTCTCCGGTGTGGTTCCTCCAGGCCCAACACGCGAAAGCCTCTGCTCGAGTTCCCGTCGTGCCGCCGCTGTAATGCTGAGGCCGGACGTGAGCGCCTTGACGCTCGCCTTCTTGTAGTCGCCGTAGGCGCTGCTCGTTCCCGATCCCAACTGCTGGTTGATCGAGTAAATCTGGTTGTAGATGTCGATCTGCTTCTGGATGTTTCCCTTCGACGACTTGAGTGCGCGCTCGAGCGCGGCCTTCTCTTTGAGCAGGATCGCCGTCTGGTCGCCGCCGAGCGCCTGGGCCTTCGCGAGCGCCAGTTGGAGTCGAGCCGGGATCGTGAACGAGGTGGCGCTCTGCTGCCTGAGCGACGCGAGCGCCTGTTGAGCCTGGATCTCGATCTGGAGCGCGGCCAGTTCGCCCTGCTTGTTCTTCTTGCCTGCCGCTACGGCTGCTTTGGCGGCGGCGAGGATTCCCCGCTCGGCCCGGATGTCGTCAGCACTCGTCTGGGTGAGTTGCGCTCGAGCCTCTGCCAGCTGGAGATCGATCGGCGTCGTGTAGGAGCTCGCCGCCGCCTTCTTCGCAGCCGCAATCGTCGCTGCCTGCTGCGCTGCCGTTTGCCGTGCGTTGTCGAGGACCGTCTGCTGAGTCTTCTCGTCTTGCAGCGCCGCGATGAGTTGGGCTCCCTTGAGGTGCCCTGCTGCGATCTCTCGCTTGATCTGAGCGATGATCGCCTTAGCGGCGGCGACATCATCCGTTGTCGTCTTGGTGAGTGCAGCCTGCGCGGCAGCTATAGCCTGCGCCACGCTCTCCGCGTATTTCGTGTAGACGACGACCGGGTCTTGCCCTGGGGCGAAACGAATGGGTGGAGCTAGTCCGCCACGGTTCGGGGAGTCTGAGCCTGTAAGAGGTGCTCGCAACCTCGGGCCATTGATGTTGTGGCCGAGGATGTAATCCCCTGCCGTGACCACGCTCTTCGTCGCACTGACGAACGACTGACCGAGATCCTTCAGGTTGCTGACGACGAAACCGAACGGACCCAGATCCGACTTGGCGCGGTTCTGGAGGTTCTTGTAGAAGTTGGAGTTCAGGACAATGACCGCGGTAGCGGCGACGATCGCGGCGATGTTCGCGTTCGACAGTCCACCGAGCGCCGCCCTGCCTTCTGCCCCGCGCGCAGCGCCGGTAGCACCGGCACCAACGCCAGCGGCTACGGCTCCCTCCTGGGCTGTTGCTGCTGCCCCCGCCGATTCGGCAACCAGCCCCCAACTGGCCGCAAGCTTCTCGACGCCGAGCACAGCCTTGAAAATCTCCCTGCCGAGGTAGAGCTCGAAGATGATCTTCAGCGTGTTGCCGAAGCTGCCCGTGACCCTGTCGACGGTCGAGATGATCGCGCCGATCGTGTGGAAGACGCCACCGGCAATAGCGAGCGCCTCGTTCAGGTCGCGCTGCAAGTGACCGGTCTGCGTCATCTTGGCGAGCCAGTCCGTGATTGCCGTTGTCGCGCGCGTGAACGCCGGCAGGAGCGCGGTGCCGATCGTCTCCTCGGTGTTGACCAGGGCGGCGTGGAACTTGTCCGAGACGGTCGCGCCAGCTGCTGCCTGTCCTGCGTACTTCTGCTGCACGAACGTGAGCGCCTCGAGCACACTCGACCCCTTGGGGACGATGATGTTCAGGCGGCGAAGGGCGCTGAACGATCCCTCGGCTGCTTTCGCCAGGGCGTTCGATGCGGCGGCGAGACTGATCCCACGCCCACGCGCCACGTCGGCCGCGACGGAGTTCAGATGGAGTGAGTTGGTGACGTTGTCTGTGGCGCGGAACAGCGTCGTGAATGACTGCAACAACTCCTGGTTCGTGAACCCGGAGATGTGGGAAAGCTTCAGGTCGGCCTGATCGATCCGCTGGCCGTACTGGTCCCATGACTTGCCGCTTGTCGTGAGTTGCGTGTCGATCTGGCGTTGCGTCTTCTGAAGCAGGATCGCTGCCCTGATCGATGCCGAGATGAGCGTCGCACCGCCGGCGATGGCGATGAACCCGGTGGAGGCGAACGCAAGCGAACGTCCGAGAGAGGATGCGGCTCCGGATCCTGCGAGTGCGCCACGCGTGAACTTGCCGAGATCGCGCTCGCCAGTCTTAGCCGCATTAGATGCGCCAAGGGTCGCTGCGGTGGTGAGTCCTAGCGACGAGTTGAGGCGAGCCTGTCCTCTGTCCGCGAGCAGAGTGGCTCTCGCCCTAGTCTCCGCGCTCGCCGTTGCAGACACAGCGAGTTCACGCAATCCAGCAATCTGCCTCTGGACCGCCGCATCGGCCCTAAGCGACGCCTTGACCTGATTGTCCGCCGAGATCGATACCTCTTCACCGACGCCGAGTGCCGTCTTGCCGAACTTTGTCATCGACGCAGTCGCGGTGTCCTGAGTCTTCAGGAACTGCGCGGCGTCCATGACGAGACGGACGATGAGCGGAGCAGCCACTAGAACGTCCTCGTCACGGTTCCGATGACATGGTCAACCGTGTTCAAGACCTGAACACGGTTCCCCTCGAGTGCGGGGTCGTACGACTTGCCGAGCATCAGGGTCGCGAAGTTCGGGCGACGGAGCGCCGAGTCATTCCTGGCCCGTGCGCCCTTCTCGGTCGGGACCATGTACACCTCTTTCGTGTTCTGGCCCGTCTTCTGCACCGACCATGCGGGGAGCACCGGCCCGATGAACGACTTCTTCTTCGCCGCACCCTTCCTGGCCCGTGCCATGCCGCTGATCCGGGTGAGGGCGAGCCTGTCCGCCTCCCGTTTGATCGGCTGGACGGCGATCGTCAGTCCGATCCGCATCGCCTTGAGGAGTGCGGGGCTGGTCGCCTTCAGGTCACGCTCGAGTTCCGTGAACCCGGCCAGGATCACAGGGTTCTCAATGCGTCCGGCCATCTAGTCCTCCTCGCCGGACGAGAACTTGGCGTCGAACATGTCGACCGCTGCCATCAGGTCACCGGGTGTCAACTCGCCAATGCCTCCGGTGTTTCCTGGACCGACGGCCGGGAGGATGTGTCCGATTCGGAAGTCCCAGTAGTAGCGGGGTTCTCGTCCGAGCTCTCCGAACTCTTCCGCGAAACGCTCCCAGAAGGATCGCTCGTAGAGGGCTTCCTTGTCAGCGATGATTCGTCGGGCTTCGGCGTCGACTCCAGGTCCAAAGGGACTTCACCGTCGCCCACGCCCTCGAGTGACTTCTGTGCCTCCTCGAGATCCACTTGGCCGACGATCTTCGCGATCTCGTCGAAGCTCATCTCAGGATGAACGTGCCGGTACGAGATGTGCATGATCGCGGAGATCCCATCCGGGTCGACGTACAAGGCATCGGCCGACTGCGCGGCGAGATCACGGAAGTTCCAGCCCGTGTACCTCTTGACGATCCGGTGGTCGTCCATGGTGAGGTTCTCCGGCTCCTGGTAGACCTCACCGTCGATCGTGTAGCCGTACTCCTGCTCAGTCTCCGTTGTGGTTTCAGCGTCCACGCGTAGCCCTTTCTGTTGGGAATCCCCCACCCCACGCCGGCAGGGGACTCAGGTGTGATGCGAATGCTCCGGCACCTCTTACGAGGTCGTGATGCCGTTGGTGTCCGCGATCCTGAACGTCGCGGTCGTCTTGTACGGCTGGCCGCGAGCGGCGGAAGGATCGTACGTCCGCAGCTGGCAGTTGCCGTGGTACGTCGTCCGGGTGTTGTCGATCAACCCGTCCGGTTGCCAGGACACCTGGAAGATCGTCCTGTTCTGATGGAGCGGGAACAGGAGCGCTTCCGTCTCCTTGGTGATGAACACGTCTCCGGTGAAGCCCTCCGCGCGGGTACCGGACAATGTCTCGTCCGCACCTGACACGCTGAAGCCGGACACGTCCACGTCCTGGTCGTCCGACGTGAAGCCGAACGTGTCGAACGCGTTGCTCATGTCGACGCCGTCCACGGTGATGCGATCGTGGAGAGCGACTTTCTTCGTGTAAGTCACTTGATTCCTCCTCTCTCGGTGACTGTTGCATCAGCCGACGACGATGTCGGCCAATCCTCGGGGAGTCCGTAATGGCCCTCCGAAAGCTCGGGGTCGACCTGGGCGATCACGATCACGTTGCCGCGCGCGATGCCGCGCTCGAGCGCAGGGTCGAGCTTCGTCACGAACTGGTCACCCGGCTTGTGACCCCGGTACTCGCGCTGGCCTTGCACCTCCAGCAGCAGGTACTTCACGCCGCCACCAAGGCCAGGGCGGCGTAATAGGAGCGCATCTCGTCGAGTGCCTCCTCCGGGTAGAAGTCCGCGAGCTCCACGAACGGGTCGGCCGGTGAGGATGCCCCGTGGATCGCGGTCACCTCTTTGTACGAGTTCAACTGGCTTCCTGGCGTCTTCCAGTCGACAATCTGTCGTGGGTGAAGGTTCCAATGCTTCACCTCCAGGTCGGGATGGGCGATGCGGATGTTGGACAGGATCGAGGTGTCGCAGCCGCGCATCCGGTCTTCGTCGGCTGGCCGGTAGCCGAGCACCTCGAGCAGCTGCCTCGGGATGATCCTGATGCCCGACCCTCCGTCGTACCTGATCGTGGGCGAGCAGATTTCCCGGCCATCCTCACGGACGAACGACATCTGCTGGAAGCCGAAGATCGTGTTGGTCGGCGGCAGCGGTTCAGTGAAGAGACGATGGTCGAGCCAGTCGTCGGATCCGCAGGGGACGACGTAGTCGACCGGGTTCGAGTTGTAGCGCGGGTCGGTCGCCAACTGGATGCCGTCGTTGAACTTGGCGGACGTGTAGTCGTTCTCGCGGATCACCCAGCCGAACCTGAGATCGTGCGGCCAGAGATCCTCCAGCGTGTCCGCGTCCGACACGACCACGGCACTCGCCATGACCCCGTCCTCAATCAGCGCATCGCACGTCCGGCGTAGCTGGCGCAGGCAGATCCGGGCGAGCTCCAGACGACCGTGGACAGGGACGCAGAACCAGAGCGTCTTCACGCGGCCACCGGGGACATGTGGAAGGCATTCGCCCACCAGTCAGGATGGATCAGCATGTGCAGTTGCTTCGGATCGTCTGGGGATTGTGGTGGCTTTTCCGTCGTGACGTAGGCGCTGAACAGAGCCGAGATGTGCAGGAAGTCTTCCGGGTTCCACTTGCCGCCGGAGTCGCTGAAGCGGAAGTTGTACGGCAGAGCGCAGAAGAGCGCCTCGTACTCGAGGCCGAAGTCCGCGAGCGGTCGCGGCTGCAAAAAGAGGCTGACCGCACCACGGTTGATCTCGCGCGCGCCCCCCTCGACGATCGTGTCCCCCACTTGTCCGCGCTTGCACTCGAGGAACTGCTCGTCGTTGGCGAACCATTGCTCGCCCTCTCTCGCCTCGCTGCTGCACAGCCTGTCGCCGTGTCCGGCGGCACCGATCACGTCGTGCCCGAGGCCGCGCAGCCGCGCAAGCGCCTCCTCGAGGATCTCGTCCGGGTTGCGGCCGGTGCGGAGCGCATCCGCGAGAGCGTTGACGTGGATGCCGATCTCGTGGCCGTATAGAGCGATCACCTCCAGGTAGGACTCGAACCCTGGCTGATCCCAATAGCCCGACCCGTGGAGGATGTAGTAGCTGGAGCGATAGCCGCGCTCAGCCTCCCACGCAGCCATATTCGTAGCGGTGAGAAGCGACATTTGGCTGTCGCAGTCGTGGCGCATCCCGATCGCGTTCGGAGCACGATCGCCAGCGACGACCTCACGCAGGGGGATGACACGGTCGGCCTTCGACATGAACAGCGTGTCGAGATCCTCCAGGTCAGCCATGTTGAACGGTGCCCTAGACCGCATCCCGCACCTCACGTCCACGCCGGATCGCCTCAGTCTTCAAAGCGACGGCGTTCTCCATATGCGCCATCCGGTTGTCGGCATTGCCCCAGTCGAGCTCCTCGAAGCGAAGAGGCAACTGCACGGTCGGAGTGATGACGCCGATGATCGTGTCCGACCACATGCGGAAGAAGTCGTCGTGCGGGTAGTGCTCCAGGTAGCGGAGGTGCGCGTCCAGCCAGAGCTCGCGATTGCTGATCGAACCAGAGCCGGGGAAGACGAGGTCGTCGTAGCCGCCTTCGATCCCCTGCCGACGCGCTCCGTCCGACCAGTCCTTCCACATGCAGCCGACAAGATGCGTGGGCGAGTATGCGGCCAGGATCTGCATCTGGCTCTCGGGCGTGTGGACGATGTCGTCGTCCTGGCTGTAGATGATCTCGGTCGGGGCTCGCAACGCGCCGAGCAGCCGCCCGTACGTCATCTGGTCCTTCTCCTCGCGGCTGTTGTCCCAGACGATCACCTCAGGGAAGACGAGCGTGTCGATGATCGGATCCAGCGGCACATCGCCGCGCGTCACGATCACCGCGGTCACGTCACTTGGCGACAGCAAGCCTGTCCTCCCAGCGGTGCATCTCGTAGATGTGCGAGTTCCGCTCGACGAGCGTTAGCTCTCTCGCTCCACGCGTCATACCGTGCCGCATGTACTTGAATCTCGGCCTGTCGCCGGAGGCGAACACAGCGCCGATCCTGGCGAGCCGTCGCCACAGCGCCCAGTCCTGCAACGCGCAGTCGGGGAACCCGCCGGCGTCGAGCAGAATGTCTGTGCGGACGAACGATCCGGCCACGAACGGGTTGTGGTCTAGCTCGAGGATCTCAGCGTTCTCCATCACGGGCGGGATGTACACCTCTCCGTCGCTGCGCTCGTAGCCGCACTGCACGACATCGGCGTCCACATGCTCGATCCCCTCGAGCGCGTCAGGGAAGGCGATGTCGTCGATGTCGTGGATCCAGACCCATTCGCTCCGCACCTGATCGAGCGCGCTGTTCAGGTGGAACGCCTGCGGGTACGAGTCGCGGTTCTGGCGACGGCGGAAGACCTCGAGCACGCTGGTGATGTGTCGGTAGCGGTCGGTGCCGATGACCACTTCGCGCGGTGCCGGGTTGAGCATCCCGACCGCGTGCAGCCAGTCGGACAGGTAGTCGTCGTGGGTGGCTCCGTACAGGCAGCTGATGATCGTCACGTCGACCATGCCACGTCTCCTTCCCTGAACCCGACGCGCTCCTTGTAGAAGCGCAGCCCCTCCTGACCGGAGTCGTGACGGTTGTAGTAGAGGATCCCTTCGTTGCCCGACTGGTCCTCGACCATGCCGGCGAACAGGAGGTACATGATCTCGTCGGTGAGGTAGTCGCCGTGGCCGAGGATCATCGACACCATGGCGAGCTCGTTGCTGCGGTGCAGCGTCAGGTAGGCGACGAGGTTGAGCCGCGGCGAGAGCACACCGTAGGTGCGCGTGTTGTGCAGGTCGCAGGGGAACTGCGCGAGCCGGCCGCGTTCGCAGAACTTCGTGTAGCCAGCCGCCATCGGTCGTCCCTGGCGCTCGTCGAGCGACGTGTTGATCGCGAAGATGTCGTCCGAGTACTGGCTGTAGTCGACCTCGTTGAAGATGTAGCCGCGCCGCTCGCAGCGGTCAGAGCGCTTCCGCGCGGTGCGGTGCTCGGAACGCCACTCCTCGAGCGAGGCGGGGCAGACCATGATCGATACGCCTTGCTGATAGCGAATCGGCGCGAGCGTCCCTGCCAGATGCTGCGCGTGCGCGATGCAGCCCTGCTCATCGCAGTCACCGACGAGGTCGACGGGGAGCGCCAGCGTCTCAATCACGGCGCATCACCAGCCAGCCCACTCGTTCGTTGCGCGGGAAATACGAAGCCGTCCAGGGGTCATCCTCGGGCAACTCCACGTCGCTCTTCACGGTCAGCGTCAGCATCTTGCGCGCGACCGTCAGCCAGAGGTAGAGCATCTCCCAGGAGCGCTCCTGCATGTGACCCATGAACGGGTCGACCGACACCACATCCCACTCGCGGCCCTCCATGGCGGCGCGGCTGGCGAAGTCGTAGGCGTCGTCGACATGGAACGCGTGACCCTCCGGCATCAGCAACGCCATCTCGAACAGCTTGTCCGCGTCCGTGTCGATGAAGTCGATGGTCAGGCCGGCGCGGATCAGATGGATTCCATCATTCCAGCCCCAGAACCCTGCCGCGAACAGCGACAGAGCCGTGCCTTCCGTCGGGAGCAGGAACGACGGATACGGCTGCGCCTCGCGATTCAACGCGTCGAACGTCTCCGGCTTGGCGATCAACTCTGCGCCTTGATGACGACCACCTGGAGCAGCGAGCCGAGGAAGAAGCCGTCCCCGTTCACGTCCGTGAAGTCGGTGTAGCCCGACCAGGGGAACCCGTCCTGCCATTTCAGATCCTGCGCCCAGCCGCCGAGCGAATGGTCTGAGTCGAGCGCCTTGACGATCGACATGTCATCCTCGTCGTCCATCAGGGCGAGCAGGATGTCCTCGCCCGAGTACAGGTCGGCGGTGGAGACGCGCACCCGGACCGTGATCGGGATCCCGCTGTACAGATCCCCGTACGCGGCAAGGCCAGCCTCGAGGCCGGTCGGGTTCGCGATCAGCATGTCGATCGCCGGAGTCTCCGCGATCGAGAATGCGCGAGGCTCGAAGTGCAGCGTCACCGGGGACACCGGCTGGAGCTCGTTCTCAAGTTGTGCGGCCATGGCATCCATGACCTGGGCGATCGTCGCCATCGAGCTAGGCGATTCCCCACTGCTGCTTGATCGGCGAGAGCCGCTGCGCGTACCGCTCCCATGAGTAACGACCGAAAGTCGACGGGACAGCCTCATCGACGACACCCAGGATCCCAGGCGCGCTCTCGCGGTGCCGCCACAGGTCAGCGGCACGATCGATGCAAACGCCCTTCAGAAGCTCGAGTTCCTGGGTCGTGTACGCAGGACCGTCAGCCGAACGGTCGACCTCCGCGTTGATCTCGATCGTGGCCGTGTCCAAGTCGCCTTGCGCGGCCAGTGTCTGGTCTGCCGTCGGAGTCTTGATCTTGAGGATGCGGAACAGGTCTGCGGTTGTCGCATAGGACGTGACGCCGACGGGTGTGCCGCTGGTGAACAACTCGCTCGCCTGCTGGGTGAACGCTCCTTGGTTCAGCCACAGCGACGCCTCGAACACGGCGTCCAGCGTGCGCGTCGCCACGATCTCCAGCAACTGTTCGGCTCCGGTAGCCGTGAACGACGTCCCAGCATCCTCGAAGAAGGTGCCTCCGCTGAAGTAGTCGAGGAACAGCGTGTACTGGACCCCGACGGTCAGCGTGACGGTGAACGTAACCGTGCGGGAACCGTCGTACGACCAAGTCCCCGCGTGACCACCGCTGCCTGACGACGGCGTTCCGTAGACGAAGTTCTCGCTGGACAGGAACTCGCCGTTGTTGTTGTCTCTTACGTCGCCGCCGAAGATGACGCCGGCGGTCAGACCGGCCAGGGGCGTGATCGTGCGAAGCATCGCTGACCCGTTCCCCGTGAACTGGTCGATGTGCTGCGACGACCCGTCCGTGACCGTCAGTTGGTACACGTGCCCGTTGATCGTGTCGACGGTTGCCGAGATCGATGTCGAACCGGCGTAACTCCAGACGACCATCTAGGTCTTCTTCTTCGCCTTCGGGTTCGGCTTCTGCTCGACCTTCTGTGGAGCGCCGAGTCCGGCGAGATTGTCGGTCGTGGTCGACTTGGTCGTCACGCCAGTCGGACTGTAGATCCCTGCCTCTCGGCGCTCCCTGTACGGAGTCATTCCTAGTTGTCCGGGGTCGGCATGTTCGCGAACGACTGACCGCCTGCCGCGATCCCGTACGCCTCGATGTTGTGCTCGCCGCCGCCCGTGGGGACGTCTCCCGGCATCTCCACGTCGGGCGAGGCAACGTCACCGGGCGAGGGAGCCGCGTTCGTGCCGTAGTTGCCGCCGTCGGTGGGCATCTCCTGCCCGGACGGGTTGTACGGCTCCGGGCCTGCCGGCATCCTGCCCACGTTCTCCTGCGTCCCCGACTCCATTCCTGACATCTCGCTCATCCTGTCTCCTTTCGGTTCGGGAGGGTCCAGCCCCTGGAGCCAGACCCTCCCTTCCTCAGCGCCCCGTACCTTACGAGGCGGTCGTGATCAGTGAGAACGCGCCGTTGTCGACCACATCGGCCTCGAAGGCTCCGATGATGCCGACCTCGACGCCGCCGATCGCAGGCTCGACGACGCGGAGCTCGACCGGAGCGCCAGCCGTCTCTGCGACGAGCAGTCCAGCGGAGTCCCCGACGATGATCGTGCCAGCGTCGAGTCCACGCGAGATCACGATGTTCAGCGGCCCGATGTTCTGGCCGTTGACGCTCATGAACTGCGTGAACGCGTTCGACGTCAGCCCCAGGAAGTAGCCGAAGCGGTCCGGGGCGAGGTAGATCGTGTCAGCGACGCGACCGCTGTTCGTGAACACAGCGCCGTAACCGGCACCGATGCCCGTCATCATCTGGGCGAAGGTGTCGGTCGCACCGACGGTCGTGCCGATCTTGTTCGTGAACGCCGAGTCGGTCAGCGCCTTGGCGGCGTCCTGCTCCGTCTTCAACGCGTAGTCAGCCGCGGCCAGGTCGAACCACAGGGACAACGCGTCCGGCGTCGTCCAGTTGATCGCCTGCCACGACAGGTCGCCGCCGCCCAAGTATGTCGACGCGGTCTGCGTGACCAAGTCGACGACCATGCCCTGGTTGCCTGCCTCCGTCTTCTGGGTGGCCTGCACCGAGACGATCGGGCGGGTGGTGACCTTCGGGTAGGTGAGCGTGCCCCGCATCAGCGAGGTCCGCATGGCCGAGTTGACCAGATTCCGGTTCTTGTTGATGATCTGGAAAATCTGGTCGAGGTACTGCGGCGTCTGGAGTCCGGCGACGTTGCTCGAGAGCGTGTTCGCCGGAACCCTCTGCAACAGCTGCAACCGCTCGCGAGCCTTGAGAACCTGCTCGTTGCCGCCGGCTAGCTGGGCGATCTTGTCGCACTGCGTCGTGCCGCGCGTGAGGACCATGTCCCGTGCGTAGCTCGCGAAGTCGCGGTACATGATGCCGTCGCCGTCGATCTCGACGCCCTCCGTCTCACCCGCCATCAGCCGCCGCAGCTTGCTCGCGTTGGCGATGGCGTTGCGGGTGGACTCGATGTCGTCGGAGAGGGTCGTCGTCTCCGAGTCGATCGTGGTGACGCGCTCGCGGTACATCAGGACGTGCTCCTGCTCCGTCTCGGAGAGCGACTTGTCGTCACGGGAGTTGATCGACGCGTTCAGCGCCTCCCACTTCTCCGTGATGATCTGGCGCTCGTCGAGGAGCGTCGCCAGGCGCGTTTCCGCCTGAGTCGTCTCGCTCATCGTTTTACACCTCCGTACTGATTGACATGGACATTGCGCGGCGGGTGTCGATGTCAGGGGTGCCGGTCAGTGCCGGGGTGCCTGTTGGCTCGAGGTGCGCCTGTTGTGAGCGGTTCAAGAGTAGAGGATCAGGTGGATGAACTGGTCGAGTTGAATGCGTCCAGCATCTTCTTCAGCTTGATCTCGGCTGCGTCGCGCTGGGCCTGAGTCGCGTCGTTCGGGAAGCCCTGGCCGATCCGCGACAGCGCCGCGCGGACACCGTTGACGTTGATCTCGCCACTCGGCTCCTTGTAGGGGAGGTGGCAGTTGTCCTTCGTCTTCGGTCCGCCGGACGGGTTCAGGTCGATCGCGGCTGCGGCGCAGTACGCCTCGGGCGTGTCGTAGCGGCCGGCCGATCCGTCCCACGCCGTCTCGACGTAGGAGCGGGAGAGCAGGATCGCCATCCCTTCTGGGAGTTCGACGCCGAGCTCCGCGCAGCGCTCGAGCAGTTCCTTGTTCGGCGGCGGCGGCAGCATCGACTCGTCCACGATCTGCTCCTCGCGCAGCGACAGGATCCTGGCGGTCGAGTAGGCGGGGCCGGTGGCGAGCGCGACGCTGTCCAGATGAGCGACCTGGCGCTGCACGATCCCATCGTTGGTGCGGACAGACTTGATCGGCAGGAACTCGGCGGACACGCCGTCGTAGCCGCCGTTGAGGACGAGCTCGCGCGCGGTCATCGCGTCCGGTGTTTCGAGGAACGTGAACTCGCCCTCGTAGCCTCCGTCCGTCTCGGTCAGGCTCTTGCCTGTGCCGACGATGCCGGACGTGCCGGACTTGCGGCCACCGTTCTCGTCCAGCGCAGCATGATCCGACCGCAGGCGGATCCGGTGCGCGTGCGGCACGTTGCGCGCGAACGCGCCCCGCATGAACTGCTCCTTGTACGGCTTGAAGTCGGGCGGATCTGCCACATCCGCCACCTCGTCAAACGGGACGACGCGCACGTTGATCGTGCGCCCGTCACCCGCGTGTGCCTGGACGGAGAAGGTGCGGACGAGGATGTCGCGCCCGACCTTGGCCTCTTCCACAACCTCGGTCATCAGTTCCTCCCCAACCCGACCAGCCGTGGCTGCGGCGGGTTGTTCTGTTGTGCCGGAGACGCGCCGGCGGTTGGCGGTGCAGGCTGTGCCTGCGGATAGTCCTGCGACTCAGCAGCGGCCTGCGGATCGTCCTCTTCAGTGGCGAACGGTCCGGCGGCGACGCCCTGCTCCAGGTGCAGCGGCATGAACGTGTCGTTCGCGTCGAACCAGACCCACTGCCCTGACGGCAGCGCCTGCGAGGTAAACGCGTCCGCGATCCTCTTCGCGGTCGGGCGCAACTCGAAGCGCCACCACATCTCACCCAGCATCCCAGGGTTCTGGTAGGTCAGACTCGCGTTGCCGCGACCGCCGCCGACCGTCAGGTTCAACAGGATGGCGGGGATGCCGAAGGCGGCAGCGAGCGCGACCGCGTTGAAGTCCTGGTTCTCGAGCAGCGACAGGTCCTTCGGGTTGAAGGACAACTCGGTGAAGTCGAGCTCCGGCGGCAGCACGGGCGGTGCACCCGACCGTGTCGCCGTTCTCGCCTGCCACTGGGTCTGGATCGCCTCGGCCTGCGCCGAGTCCAGCTTGCGCTGCGACTTGAGCGCCACCTTCGGGATCCCGCCCGTGTTCACCTCGAGCGCCGCGTTGCCGGCGGCGAGCAGACCCCAGGCCAGCTGCGCGTAGGCGCGGATCGTCGGAGTCCCGTGCGCCTGGAAGGTCGCCTGCGCGCCGGGGTTGCGGTCGATCTGGATCACGTCGGCCGGGTCGAGAGTGTCCCCGCCCAGGATCTTGTACTCGCGCACACCGTCGCGCCACAGCGGCTCGCAGATCCGGGCCGGGATCGTCGTCCAGTTGCGCGGGAAGCCGTTCGCGTACCGCTGCGTGATGTAGGCGAGCGCGTACCCCCAGCCGTACATGTCAGCGACGAGACTGAAGATCGCGTCCGAGACACCGTTCGGGTAGAAGAGCGGGTCCGGGTTGCAGACCCACATCGGCTCCGTCGCGTCCGCCACGTTCGGTGCCTCGAAGCGCAACGGCATAGAGGCGATCTGCTGCGCGTTCATCTGGATGCAGCGGTTCGAGATCCAGGTCCGCTCCGCGAGCAGTCCGTTACCGGGCCAGAACATCTGGCCTGCGGCGTTGAGCCCGTTCTCCGTCCAGAAGTTCGGGATGATCGAATCCCAGAGGGACATGTTGGTGCCCTCGAGCGGTTCGACATCGCGCTCCAGCAGTTGCTCGCCACGCACCGGCCTGACTCCTCTGGTCATCCTCTCGAACAGGCTCATGCGCGCATCCTCTCGACGACCTGTGCCGCGACGAGAGCGCTCAGGCAGACGACGATCCAGCCCTCCGTCTTCCAGACGCCACCCCACAGCACGTCCACGACCCCGACCAGTCCCGCGCCGAGAGAGATCAGAAGCAGTCCCCTCACCATCAGAAGATCATCACCTCGCTGTTCGCAATATCCCTGTCCATAGCCGACCACAACGCCACCGACGCCGAGATCACCGGACCCGGATCCGTCTTCGACTTCGACCGCGACCACGCCCAACGATCAACGAGTGGCCGCGTCCTCGCGCCCCGCACCGAGGTCGACAACTCCTCCTGGCCCAGATGAACCAGATCGTCCTCCTCCACGGCGGTCGCGAACTGCCCGCAAGCGTCCGCGTACTCGCCCGTCTTGATCCGCCGCACATCCAGCCCCGTCTGCTCCTCAATCCTGTTCGCGATCCCGTTGCCCGGACCGAACCCGTCACAGACGAGTTCCATCACCTCATGGTTCGCGCACAAGGACGCCATCGCCTCAGCCACCCAGCCCGTGCCGGCGCGGCAATGGATCAACTCGACCATCTTGCGTCCCTTGTCATCCATCCCCGCCGCCGTGACCGTCGTCCGCCGACCCGGTGCCACATCAAACGCGATACAGACCGGATCGACCATCATCGCCTCCGCGTCCTCGCGCGCCTCCCACTTCTCCTGCGAGATCTCCGCGTTACCGATCAGGTCGGTGTCCGGGTAGTCGCCCACGTTCAAGAGCTCGGTGATGAACTGCCGCCAGCCGAGCAGACGGATCTCCTTCGTCATGTGCTTCTCCGTCACACGACCCCTCACCATCGCCCAGTTCACCTCGAGCCAAGACGCAGGGTCGCGCGCCACATCCTCAGGCACCTCGTCCGGCGACTCAAAATCCAGCGAATACTCGTGGTAGACGAGCGAAGGGTCATCACCCTCGATGCCGCGCTCACGCACCCGCGTCCAGACCACCGCATGGTCGTCCTTGTCCTGGTCGGGAGCGTTGCCGGCGTACACCAGCTGCGGCCCCCGCGGCGCAGTCGACGCGCGCAAGGTCGGCACCATCGTGCCGTGCGCCCACTCGCTCAGGATCTGCGACTCATCGAGCACCAGCAGCGACACGTCGTCCACACCCTTCAGGCCCGACTTCGTCCGGGTGCGGAACTCGATCATCCGCCCGTCCTGCAACTTGATCGACTCGTCGCCGTGCGAGTAGCGGAACCCAACCATCCGCATCGTCCCGATCTCCGACCGCTCAACCTGGGCCAGCAGATCAGGGTTCGCGCGAATCGCGATCTCCAGCCGCTTGAAATGCCGAGCCGAAGTCTTGAACTCATGCGCCGAGTGGATGATCAGCCCCTCCTCGAGCACGAACAAGCCGTAGAGCTCGCGCGCCAACAGCACTTCGCCCTTGCCGTTCTGGCGAGGCGCGGAAACCCCGAACTCGAACGACTGCCAGCGCCCGTCCTCGTCCACGCCGAGCATCGAGCGCAGCATGAACTCCTGCTCGAGATCCAGCCGCAACTTGTGGTCGCGGCACCACTCGACCGCCTCATCCGCGAGCGACCAGTCGATCGCCGACGGCACATGGCAGATCCGCGGCCGAACGATGTCGGGCGGAACCGGCAGCGCAGATGTGCGCGCCGTGATCTCCATCGCTACCACGGCATCTTCGTTCCGGTCACTCGGACCCCTGTCGACCAGCGCTCTTCGCCGCGCATCCAGCTAGCTCTGCCCGAGCCGATCAGCCAGCCCGGGCGGAAGCTCGCGGCGATGATCGTCCACCCGCGCTCGCGAGCGATCAAATCGAGCTCGCGCACCTTCCCTCCGAACTCGGCCCACTGGCGGCGGCGAAGGATCGGCTGCGCGACCAGTTGGAAGATGAAGCTCACCGCGAGGAACGAGCCGAGCCAGATCCCAACCGTCACCATTTCCTCGACCTCCGCTTCCCGCGCTTCGCGTTCCCGCGACGCGCACCCTCACTCCGGTTGCAACTCGCGTGCGCCACTCCCCGGTAACCAGTCCGGTCGGGCGTGTGATCCAGATCCCAGGCCGAGCCCGGAACGATTGTTTCGCCACACAGGCAGCACCTCGCCGATCCCCCATCGACGATCGCCTTCCATCTGCGGCGAAACGACTGATGCTGATTGCCCAAGCCCCGTCGCGTCGTCGAAAGCCTCATGCCTGCTCGTTTCGTTCTCAGGGATGGAAATCTGCCTCGG